CCTTCCTTCATGGTTGGTAACGGCTATTTCGATTCCGGTAATATCCTGTACCAGTTCTATGAGGTCGAGAACACTTGTTTCTTTTCCTGTGCCAAGGTTCATCTCCATCCAAGTGGAGTCGTCGAGGATTGAAAGCGTAATAGCCTCAACAACATCTCCGACATAAGTGTAATCCCGTGTACTCAGGCCGTCGCCATATATCGTAAATACCTTGCCATTTAGCGCACAATCTATTAAGCGACCTATTACCCCGCAGTATGGGTTCGACGGCTGCTGATACTCTCCATACACATTCGAGAGGCGAAATGTAGTATAAGTTCCACGCAACTGAAGGTAAAGTTCGGCTATGCGCTTCGAGGTGTCATAGGCGTTGTAAACCCGGATAGGTGCTGACTCCCTTATCGGTAACACATCCGCATTTCCATATACCGATGAGGTACTGAGGTAGATTATTTTGCCCGGGAAGCGTTTGAATAGCTCGATTGTTTTTTCGGCGTTATTCTTGAATGTTTCAACCGGGTGTTTCTGGGCGTAAATGATATTTGAAGTGGCGCAATGTACCAGAATATCATTGTGATTTCCGCCGGACTTTATTGCCCGGTCAAAGTCGTCAACAGTCAAGTGTACTCCCGCCGGAAGGTTCTCTGCCTTGCCAAAAGACAGGTCGTCAATGCACTTAATCTCATCGGTATGCTTAATCAACTCCCGGACAATATTGCTGCCGATGAACCCTGCTGCCCCTGTTACGATAATCATATCCGCCCCTCCCTTCTCATTTCAAGCCACTCGTCAAATGACAACTGGCCGTACTGGTGGATGTTAAAGATTATCTGATTTTTCCATTCCCGGAGCAGCGAAGATGTGCCTTGGTCGCCAAGCTCGAAGTCTGTATGCCTCACTTGGTAATCGGCCAGTACGCACCACCCAAACCCATGCCTGGCAAATAGCGGGTAAAGGCTTCCTTCAATCCATCCATAACGGGGAGCTTCCGTTGGGAATGGCATCTCTTTTATGATGTTGAAAAACTTACCGGATACTCCTATCAGCGCCCAGTTTAAAGCTCCCGCTGGGAATAGATACACCCTGCGGTTGCCATAAAAACGCTCGTTTCTTGGCACACTACTCAAAAGCTGAATATGGCTTGTCATCATTAGTGAAACAAGCCCGAAGTTACCTTCTCTGATGACATCCCCGATAGCCTTAACCCAACCAACATTGAGGGGATGCTCGTCAGGGTCAGTACCTATGAGGATGTCATCGTCTGAAGGTTTCAGGTATTCGTAAACCTGAGTCCAATTTTGACTAACTCCAATATTTGACATTTTGACGTACTCAGAACCGAAAGCCGCAGCCAGCTTTTTGAGTTTTTCGCTATTGCGCTCCTTTGCTTCATCTATGTTGTCCGGTACAATACCACCGTGCTCGAGGGGAAACCCGAGGTCAACAACGAGATGCTTGAAGTCCCGGCTATCGTTTAACTGATACAATAACCGGGTCGTTTTCTCTATTTCGCTGACTAAGTTATAGCCAAGCGTGAAGCAATAGTTTGTCATATTTTTAATCGTTAGGGTTTTGACATTCGTTATTTTTCTTACAGGTCTCAGGTGTCGGGCAGAACTTAAATAAGCATTCCGGCCTGTGATAGACTCCCGGATATGGGTCAAAAACGCCCTGAGTGTTATAGTCAACAAAGTCCTGACAAAGTGTTGCTGCTATAGCCTTCCCGGAACAAATCCACATTTCGGCATTAAACCTGTCCTTCAGGTTCATTTTGTCAACCGGGAGTAAAGTTTTAGCATACTCCGATTTGAACCAAAAGAAGTTCCCGGAGTAATGTGCAGGCCACTTTTTGTTGATATACTTGACCCCACAGGTTTCATATCCGATATGCAAGTGCCTGACGCACTCCCGCCACTCCCGGAGATTGTAGTGGTTCATATAGTCCCGCCAGTATTTTCCGCCGGGATGCCCCGGATAACTTACGCCCTTTGTGTGAATATAAAAGCCGTAAAAGTTAGTTCCCCGGTCAACCACGTCCTTAAGGAACCTCAGGGTATGGAATTCGTATGCAGACAAATTGTCGGAATATACGGCAATATCCAGTTTGCGGTTTCTTTTGACGAATGATTGAAGCGTTCTCAGATTTTCTTCATTCCCGACCGCCCCTACATTTAAAACCCGCATCTCGTCATACAGGCCGCTATCTTTCATTATTTCAAGCTGCTCGGTAATTATTTCGAGCCAGTTGTTAATCATGCAAACGTGCATGAAGCCTACGATAGACATTCTCTCTGCTGCCATAAACTTCTTTTGATAAAGTGCATTCCCGCATACTTAAACTCGTCTGGATACCCGGTGTTTTCAAGTAACATCTTGACCTCCGATACGAGTGTATCTTTAATAACTCCCGGCGTGACCCGTAGCCTGCAAATGTATTCCCCGTGAACCCTGAAGCGAATAGCGTACAGGTCATTGGTAACATCATAGCTTCCATGTCCGAAAATATGAACCTTCGCCTTAGTCCATTCCCCGGTAAGTATTATCTCAAAGTCCCGGTTGTCCTGCGTAACAAGTGGGTTGATATCCGTATCCTTCCCGGCCAGAAATGTAATGAACGGCCTCGAGTTCACGCCCATGTCGTCTTTCCATACTGGCCTGTATGGTTCAATCCAACTCGCCCCAGACAGGTGCGCAACGTACTTATCAATCGGATAATACGCTACGTTATAGCCACGCTGTTTAGCAGTCTTCATATTGAAAACCAAGGGAGCGCCGTGTTCCACGAAGGGAGCCATCGTAAGATACATCGAGCGTTTTACCATTGAGCATGAAGGATGCGTGTACCTCAATATGTCGCCTTCTCCGTCCGGTTCTCCGCACCCGTCGTTTTTGTCCGTCACCTCCAAAAGAGTTCCAATGGCATATGTGTTATCCGACTCAGCCAACGCTTCCACCAGTTCTTCAATCCAGCCCCCTCGGCGCACTATAATGTCATTATCGAGCAATAGTATGTACTCGGTATTTATGAAGCCCCTTATGCCTTCATTGAGCATAGTACCATGCCCGTTACGTCCTCCCCTTTCCCAGATGCGGATATTGGGGTGACAATGAGACAGCCACCGGAGATGCCTCAGCGAATCGTCTTTCGAGCCTCCGTCAATTATCAGTATTGGAAGGTCAGGGTAAAATCGGAGCAGGCTTTCAATGCCTAAGCGGGTAACGTCTGCCGTATCCCGCTCGCACATAATCGCCGTTACATTCCATCCCATCCACGAATCCCGGTGGTACTGAGAGTAATCCCAATCCGGCCGGCTAAGTTTCACTTGTTTGCTCATGTCCGGTATATCAATAAGGCGTTATCCTTTGTGTCTGTGATATACCTCGAGCGCCCGTGCGTGCGCCAGAGGTTGATTAATGTTGTCCCGGTCATACCAGCCTGTTTATAAGTTCGAGCCTTTTCACATTCACCTTACTAAGCATAAGGCAGTCCTGAATGTACTCCCATGACTTGCCGACATGAGCCGCAGTATCAAGCTTCCCGGAGAGTACGACAGTCATAACCTCACGGAACTCCGCCGGGGTTTTAAATGTAAGCGCTCCCGGTTTTTGCCATTCCTCCCAATCCGGGACAATAGAAACCGCCCCGAAGTATGAGCCCTCAATCCACGCAATGTTTGACTTTGCCCGGTTGAACGGGTTGTCAGAAAGCGGAGTGTACATAGCGTAAGGCCGCATTGCGTAACCATTCTTGAAATAGAACAATACGTCAATACCCGGCAGCCGGAAGATATTGTTGTTTTCGTTCTGCTTTATGAACCAAGGGAAGAACCCCATGAACATAAACTGCCATTGCTTGTACTCAGCGGCCAGCGCACTAACCTCGTCTATGACGGTCATTAAGTCAAAGATGTGAGTATCAGACCCACGCCACAGGATGGTCGGAGAACGCTGCGGTGACAATAGCCTGTTCCGGGAGTTCTTGAAGATGTAGTCATTGAAGGCGTTAGGGATGACCGTCACATTTTGATTGTGAGCCGAGAATTCCCGCTTTAACTCCTCTGTCGGTACGGATACCACGTCGGCCAGCGTCAGCATCTTCTTGATATACTCCCGTACCTGAGCGTTGTAAAGCTCATGCCTTGGGTTCTCCGGCGGAACGGCCAGAAGGTTGTCGTCATAATCGAGCCACAATGGGACTCCGGCGTTTTTGACGTATTCGCAGACCTGTAGATGCTCAGGAAGAAATGGACGCTGAAGCATTATAAGGTCATAATTCAAAATGGTCTGCCAACTCATAATTATCTGGTCCCATTGCAGGACACTTATGGTTGTGCCATTCATCATTCGCTCAAGCCCCGGCGCAACTCCGCCAGCCCGGTAGAATGAGCAACTATCGGTTTTACTTGGTGACAGAAATAAGATTTTCATTATTTAGTTTTGATTTTAGTGCTAAAGTCGTCGCCCGAAGGTGCGGTAATGCCAGCTTTTTGGTATAGGTCGATAGCCCCCATATTTTCCTCTCCTTCTATTAGGTCAATCTCACTCTCCGGGTCTTTGACGTAAGGGTTGAGCTTGATGGCCGTTTCCTTACTCATAATTCCCGCATCTATTGAAAGCTGAAGGTTCTGCAGAAGTTCAGAGAATGCCGCCGGAATGTAAGGGGTGAGTTTTGGCACTATCAAAGCCTTCTCCGATACGTCAGCAAAAGATGTGTCAATTAGTTTCCCTATTGCGTTTTTCAAAATATTCACCCGGCGCTGAAGACCTATCCCGAATATTTCCTCTTTTCCATGCACGGCCATATGCGCATCCATGAACATCAATTCAAGCGCCACCCCTGAGAGGTTGCCAACGCCCCGTAATCTTTCAAAAGTAATGTCCGGCGTTTGGCTCATGGCATAGATAAAGTTCTGCAGGTTCTCAAGCTCCATTTTGATGCTGCTTGGCTCTGAAGCGAGAGCAAGATAATCAGCTTCCGATCCTTCTGTTAGCTGAATGATTTTCCCCTGCTCCCCCTTTGAGGCATACCCCTGTACCTCTCCTGAGACCTTAAGCATGGGAGAGCCGTAATAGTCATTCATATCAGCATGGTTTGATATGATGGTTTCAAGCCGGTCAATCATACTCTGAACGTCATTCCACTCCGGATACGGTTGCTGATAGTACACTATCATTATCTTCTGGAACTGGTTCGGAATTGGGTTCGGAGTCTGCTCTTTATCAAGCGCCCAACCTGTGTCTCCCTTCACAAACCTGTATTCCGCCTCAGCTGTCGAAACGTCGAGATGCTCGATACTTTTGTCG